CCGAACTCAACAAGCAAATCGACGCCATCCTGACCGAGGCTTGCGCTGACCGGAATATTCCCAAGGACCGCTGCCGGTTGCAACAGGACGGCACGTTTTTGACGTTGCCGGAACCGCCAAAACCGGAGTCGAAGAAGTGATCTCCGCAAAGCTGATCCCGGCTATTCTGCTGGCTGTCGTGGCGCTGCGGGGCGAGTCCATCTGCGGCACCGACGACCGCAACCCCACGCCGAACATCGATCTCGTCCAGGTATCCTGCATCGACTTCGACCGGCTCCGCGCGCAGGCGCCGGACTTCCCGTGGCCGGTGGGCAAGGTGACGCAGGTACTCGTCCATATCCGCGAAGGCGACGCCGTGCGCGTGACCGTGGACGGCGTGGCTAAATTCGCCGATCTCATCCGGGACGCCTGGGGCCGGCTGATTGCGCTGGTCCAGTTCGACGGCGTGGGGTACAAGGCGGTGGCCGTCAAGGTCTATCGGGCGGTGGAGCAGTGAAACTCCGCACCGCTGCCGTAGTGGCCACCACCGACGACGGCGACAAGATCGGCGGGCCGTATTTTCTCCCGCTGGACACTCCCGCCAAACAAGAAATCAATGAACTAGCCCGCGAATACGGGCCGCTGGACATCAAGAAACCGGAGCAAAAACTATGACCTACAAGGCAACCAACAGTGCGCACAACATGACCGTCGAAGCCGCTGAGAAGTTCGTCGCCAAACTCCGCGCGCTCGGCTTCCCGGTGGGCAAGTTGCACGCAAACGGAATGGCGGCCTCTGAAGCGGCGGACTACGTGCCCGTCGAAGAACTGGCGCTGGAACCGGGCGAGAAATACAACCTCGTCGCTTTCGCCGGTGGTGATTGGCGCAGCCTGGCCATGCTGGCGCAGATGTTCGGCGGCGGCAGTGTCGAGGAGTTTAAGCGCGTCGCGGCCGATCTGGCGACCGATTGGCGCTCGGCAATCCTGAACATCCCCGGCGCCGCGAAGGCGATTGAAAAACTGATCGAGAAGGCATAAGCAATGCGCACCGCATGGAAAGCCATCCTCGCCGCCGCGCTCGGTGGGGCCGCTACGGCGGCCTCTGACGCGCTCATGTTTGACGGCACCACTCACCCTAAGCAACTCGCCGCCAAGGCCGCCATCGGGGCCGCTGTGGCCGTGGCTGGGTATCTCAAACAGTCACCCATCAAGCCGGAAGCACCACCGCCCGAGAAGTAGACTCCCACATGCAGGGGAATACATTGGAACAACTCGAACGTATTGCGGGAACTCTCGACGATATGCGCGAGGACGTGAGTGCTCTCACCACGTCCCAAGCTGTCCAGACCTCGGACATCAAGCACATTTTAGACCACCTGGCGCGGGTTAACGGGCGGCTCGGCAAGTCCGAAGACCGTCTTTCGTCGCTCGAAAACGACCGGGCAGAAGCGCGCGGGGCGTGGAAGTTTATCGCGCTCATCGCGTCGATACCGGCCGCGCTGGTGGCGTCGATCTTTACCTGGCTGGCAAATCACGGGGGCAAGTAATGGCCAACCTAAACCGCGTGTGGAAGCGGTGGATGGCTACTGGGTGCCTGCACTCTACCCACGCTTGCGCGGAGTATCAGCGCAATGTCCGGGCATTTAAGGCGGCATTCCACCCGGATCGGCATATCGAACTGGGCGACCTCCTCGAAACTACCGCCCTCCGATCCGGCGCCCGCGGCACGAAGGACGAAGCCGAACCGCTGGAGCCGGATGTCAATAAGGGGCTGGCGTGGCTCGCCGAAATGGAGCCGTCCGACTGGATGCTCGGCAACCACGACGACCGCATTATCCAGCTCCTCTCGCACCCGTCCGCTATCGTCGCCGAGCTTGCCCGCCGCCTCTGGTCCGACATGCAAGCGGCGGCAGGGAAGGCCGGGGCGAAAATCCACCCATACGACATCGAGCGCGGCTGGATTCGCGTGGGGGACGTGTACATGGGCCACGGCTACATGTACAACATCAACGCCCTTCGCGATCACGTCGAAATGATGGGCGGGAATGTCGTCATGGCGCACTTGCACGTGGCGCACACCTTCCGCGCTCGCAACCACGGCGGGCACTGGGGCGTATGTGTCGGCACTGGCGGCGATCCGCGCACGATGGGATACGCGCGGCGGCGGCGGCAGACACTTGCCTGGAACCACGGCATAGCCTATGGCGAGTACACGGATAGCGATTCCACCATGCACCTCCTCCAATGGAACTGCGCACACGGCGCGAAGGAGTCACCCCGATGGCTAATATCCTAGCGGACCTCGCCGCCGCATTGGCCGACGGCGGTATGGAAACCCCGCCCGCGGACTTCCAGACCACCGCCGAACATGCCGCCGCCGCTGGCCTAAGTGTGCCGCAAGCCGGGAAAATACTGCGCTGCGGCGTGCTGGCTGGCAAGGTAGAGCGGCGAAACTTCCGCATCCGCAACGGCGCCCGCGTGGTGCCCATCCCGCATTATCGGGTGATCCTGTGACCCGCGAACGCTGGGTGCTGCTGTTGGGCGAGTGGGCCGCAATCCTCGGCATCACCGAGCGCCCGCGCCTCCTGATCGTCCCGGCGTCCGAAATTCCAGGCGACGACGCGCGCGCCGACTTCGACGACTGCCGGGCGACGCAGTGGACAGTTAAGATCCGCCGCGGCCTCCACAAAGACCCCGACCTCATCATCTGCCACGAGCTGCTACATGTCCGCACCGGGCTCACCGACGCCACGCATGAGGCGTGGATCTGCGACGTTGCGGCGGCGTTGGTGGCGCTTAAGCGGCGGGCTGGCACTTATGATTACGCTGCTTCGCTCGCGCGGCGGTCATAGCGCCGCAAGGGCAACGCGGGTACCGCCGCGGCGGGCCTCCGTTGCGCCCTCCGGTTTTGGTCTTGCGGAGGGCTTGCAAGGCGACGGCGGCGGGGTTTTTGGGGGTCATCGGGTGGCGTTCCATTTTGCGTATGCTCGCCCAATCGGGCACCCGGCGTAGTACCATGCGTCAATATCGCCGTTAAGGTCGGCGGCTTCGCGCCGCGCTTGGGATTCTATCATCTGCGCTTTACGCAGGGTGTCGGTGCGGGTGGTGTACCCGTAAAAAGTGACGGTGATCATCTCTATCTCCTGTGGTTGTTATTCCGCGCCGATTACGCGTGGGCGGTTCGTTTCAGCGGTGCGAAGCGCTGCCTTTGCAGCCTGGGCGGCAGTGTAAGAGGCAAACGCCGGGCCGGCCTTAACCTGAGCGATAGCGGCGTTAACCATATCGAGCTTTTGCTGATCTAAGGCCAAGTGGCCGACGCTGGCGACGATAGCCGGGTTGGCGGCGAGGCGAAGCGGCTTAACCTCGCAGGCTCTGGTGAACTTCCCGGCGCCTTCGCACTGGAAGGCAATTCCGAATGTGTGGTTGTCAGTGAAGGCCAGCATGGAAATCGTCGCGCCGGAGGCGAAGGTGATTTGGGTTTTGTCTGCGCTGTTCATACTTTAACTATAAACCAACGCTGGATTACTGTCAACAACAAAATGACCCGTCGCGCATTATTTTTTCTCGCCGCCGCTGACGATAAGCCCGCACCCGTCAGCGAGCAAGCGTGGAACGACTTTGCGGGCAGGGCAAACTACTACGCGGAGCAGTTGAAGCTCGGCATCATCGACCTGAAGGCATGGGCGGCGGTGCTGAAAGCGTGGAAGACGTTGCGGTAGCCTTCGCCCGTCGCGCCGCCACCATCTTTGCCGCCCACTCCGCGCGCTGTTCCGGCGTCTTCGCGGCGTTGGGGCCTTTAGGCACCCTGGCGCGCCCGCCGCGCCGCCCGAGCGCGACGGCGGCGGGGTTTTTCGGGTTGGTCATGCTGTCAACCCCTGATACACCGCCGCAAACGTCGCGTTTGGCGAAGCCGGTAGCTGTCGATAGCGAGGGTCTTCAGTGTCCGCCCAAGCGTTGCGGATAAATTCGTAGGCGGCAGTTACGCCGGGGTAGTCGGCAGGTGCGAACGCGTCTCTGACGCTGGCGGCTGCTTCAACTGCGGCGGCGGCGGATATGTTTAGTTTGCGTGTCATTTCATCTCCTCTGCGGGCTTCACGCCGCCCGCTGGCGTTTGGGGTTGGGTTAGCGGGTGGCCTTTGCGGACAAGTACGCGGCCTTTGCTTTTTGAACGGCGCGCAGATAGCGCTGGGCCGTGGTCGGGGTGATTAGCGGGTTGTGGTATTTTTCGACGGCTTTTTGCCACTTGGCATAGGCGGCGTTGATTGCGTCTTGGGTGGTTTGTCGTTCGCTGTTCATACTTTAACTATACGATAACCGCTTAACGTTGTAAATGCCTTTTTAAAGGAAATTTTCGCAATGAAAACCACCATGAAACTCTTCGCTGTCTTCCTCGGCGCGGTCGCCGCCTGGGGGCAGCAAGTCACGATCAGTGATAACCTGCCAAACGCCGTAGGCGGCGGCGATTGGACCGGGCGCATTACGGTCACGCTCAATAGCCCTGGCCGGGCCTCCTACGGGTCCGTCGCGCTGTCCGGGTGGCAGTATGTTGTTTGTGTTGGGACCACGGGGAGCGATTGCTCTACGACCACAGTGGCTGGCGTGGTCACACTTCCGCTCTATGCCACCACTACGCTCACGCCGAACGGCCTCTCCTACTCCGCGCGATACCAGCCGACCAAGGGCGCGGCGCGCACAGAAACCTGGGTGGTCGAGCCATCCGATGCCACGCTGGCCGGGATTATCACAAGTGACGTTCCGACGCCGACGACGACATTCCAGACATCGCAACTTTTGCAGGGAAGTGCAACCAGCGGGCAGTGCCTCGCGTGGAGCGGCACCGCATGGGCGCCCGCTGCCTGCGCATCGGGCGGTGGCTCCGGCACTGTCACCAGCGTGGCGGCAACCGTGCCGTCTATCCTGTCGGTTGCCGGATCGCCCATCACGACCAGCGGCACGCTCGCGCTCTCGCTGGCAACGCAGACAGCCAATACCATCTTCGCCGGCCCAACCTCGGGCGGCGCCGCAACGCCGACGTTCCGCGCGCTGGCATCGGCCGACATCCCGGCCAATGCGGCGAACACGTCAGGCAACGCGGCCACGGCCACGGCGCTGGCCGCCAACGGCGCAAACTGTTCCGCGGGAAGCTTCCCGCTGGGCGTCGATGCGTCCGGGGCCTCCGAAACCTGCACAGCCCTCCCAACCACGATCAGCGGCACGGCCAATGAAATCACGGCGTCGGCGAGTACGGGCGCGGTAACGTTGTCGCTGCCTTCGACAGTCAACCTCAGCGCGAAAACCCTCCGCGTTCCCAACGGCATCTTCCTTCCCGGCGCCTGCACCGTCGGCGACGCGTATATGGACACGGATGCGACGACGGGCGCGCGGTGGTACCTGTGCGAGTCCACGAATACCTGGGTGGTCCAAGGGGCGGCGTCTGGCGGGAGCGTGCTGCGCACCACCTACGCCTCTCTTCCGGCGTGCGGTGGGAGCAACACCAATTACCAATACGTGCTGACGGATTCGATTTACAGCGCGCACTGCAATGGGTCCAGCTACGCCTATTGGTCTGGGCAGAAGTACATTCCGACTCTGCCGTGGAGCAACGGCACCACCTTCGGGACCGGAGCCACTGTTACAGCCACGACTGGTAGCGTTTTATTTGACGCAGGATCTCCGACAGGTGGAGACTCTATTCGCGCCGCTATCAAAGCCATACCAACCGCACCTTACACGATCATCCTCGACTTTGATATGTCTCAGGCTGGAGCCGTTGGTTCGTCGTCATGCGGGCTGGTAATCACGGACGGAACCACCGCCGCATCGAACAAAGTCATTACGCTGATGCAAAGCTACATCGGCCTCAACATGACCAAGCTGACGAACGCGACCACTTGGAACTCGAATTACATCGCCTACGCACAAGCGACTTCGCGCAATAAGTTTAGCCTTAGGTTAGTCGACGACAATACCAATCGTACTTGGTCAACCTCAACTGATCGAATCAACTGGACGCAAGTCTCTCAGCAGTCTAGGGCCGATTTTTTGACCGCCAGCCATTACGGCTACGGGTGCAATATGACTGGTGTTTCCGGTTACGTCACAATGGTTGTAGAGGGACTCTATGCCCAGTAACCGCGGCGCTGCCGCCAGGAGTGAGTAATGCTACTTGCCACCGTCCTTCTCGTCTGGCTCGACGCCATCAACCCGCCTGCGACGACCTACCACGTCTACCGGGCCGCTGGTGTCTGTGCCACCACATCCCGGTTTGATCGCGTCACAGTGGACCCTGTGGCCGTCAAAACCTACCGGGATTCGCCGGGGCCGGGTAACTGGTGCTACCGCGTCACGGCGCTGTCTAGTGGGCTGGAATCGCCACCATCGGCAGCGGTGGGCATGATCGTTGCTCCGGTGGCTCCAACTGGGCTCACAGCCACGCCCGCCGTCGCCGAAGCATCACCGCCGTGACTGGTCGCGCCTGATGGATTCGTCGGCCGCTACGGCCGCAAAGGCGACACGTTCTATTGGCCTGAGGGGGTGCCTGATCCGACGATCACCGGCACTGGCTGGGGGCTGGTGCGGGGGTTGGATAAAGCTCCGCCCGGAACCACATTTCACGACATCAAAGCCGCTTCACCGTAACTGGTGGGGCGGCTTTTTCTCGTTTACGGGTGCTATATAGCGGTTTGTTTGCGGCGCGTGAGGTTTAGTGTTGACCGGCGCGGCTGGGTGGGTTAGCGTTGGGTTGTGAGCAACACAGGAACCACACAAGAGCAGGGGAAGGCGGTACAAATTACGATACTGTCAAGCGTTCACAAGGACATCATTAAATGCGCCAAAGAGCTTGGAAAGCACCCTGGGCGCCTGGTCGAGTGGGCTTGGGGTGTTGCAAGCAAAAAGGAGAAGGCAAAATGAACGGAACACATCGCTATCCGTCAAACGCCGCCGCGCTACCGCTGCCAGCCGGGGCAAAGCGCGCGGGGGAACTGAACGACCGCTTGATTAAGCAAATGGACGCCGGTCCGGCGTATCACGACCTCTGGACGCGGGCCATTCGCGCCAACGATCGCGGCGACTTTGACGCGGTTGAGGTGCTACTTGAAGAGGCGCGCGCCATGGTTCAGGATAACGGAGGCGCGCTATGAAGCCGAACGCCGACGAATTGCACGCCGCGCTGTGCGGCGACTACTGGGGCGCGCTGCGGTCCATGAAGCGACGCACCGGGCAGGGCTGGGAAGCGGTCATTGCCGCGTTTATGGCTGCCGGCGGTGCCGCATGATCGGCTGGGGCGGCAGGCCGGAAGACCTGCGGACGCTTCAGCGTCGGTCGGATCTGATCGCGGCGGCGGCTGCGCTTGTGTGGGTGGTGGCTTGGGCGGTGACCCGATGAGCCGGCGCACCGATGACACGCCGGAAGTTATCTTCCTCGCGTTGTGGTTTTGCGGCGTGCTGGCGATTGGCTCGTGGGTGCTGGAGGTGTTGGCATGGTAGAGCAATTCGTCCACGCCGCGCGGTTTGATGGGCTGGAGCGGCATGTGCCGGAGGTTTCGCAAGACCCGGCACAACGCCAAGGCTTCATCGGCGGCACCGACGTCGCGCATGTGCTCGGCCTTGAGCCCTACGGCTGCGCGCGCCGGCTGTGGTACCAGAAGACCGGGGCGCCGCCTGACCGTGACTTCCGTATGACCGGGCCGATTGTAGCCGGGAAGCTGATGGAGGACGGCGTAGCGGAAATGGTCAAAGAGCAAACGGGATGGAAGATCCGCCGCAAGCGCGCGACCGCCAACGGCCACGAACTGCAACGGGTTGACCGCGCCATCGTCGGGCACGAATGGGGACCTGGCGTGCTCGAAATCAAGACGGTAAGCGACCGGGCCTACTGGGACTGGAAGCGGGCTGGCGTGCCGCTGGGCTATCTCATGCAGGTGCAGTGGTATATGCGCGTGCTTGGCTGGTCGTGGGCTTGCCTCGCCGCGCTGAACCGGGAGACCGGGCAGCTCCACTTGTTCACCTTCCAGGCGAACGAACAACTCATGGCGGCTGTGGCTAAAAAGGTCGATTGGTTCGTGTCGCACCACGTAGACCAGCGCGTGACGCCCGCATGGCTAGAGGAGCGCGACGGGCGCTGTGAGTCCTGCCAGTGGGAGCCGACGTGCCAGATGGACGAGTGGTCCGCGGTGAGCGACCAAGGGTTAGTCCAAATCGAGGGGCTGCCACCACTGGTGGCAGAGTACCAGCGGGCGAAGGATCTTATTACGCGTGCGGAGAAAATGGCCGACATTCTCCGCACGGGCGACGAATCCGCGGAGGACGAAGCGCACCGGCTTGGGATTGACGCGCTGATGGGCGTTAATGAGCAGGCGGCGGCGGGGAACGGCGAGTATGTGAAGTTTCGGGTGGTGGAAACTTCGCGGGTCGATACCGACGCGCTGAAGGCGAAATACCCGGACGTTTATGCGGACGTGGTAAAGCGGTCGGTGAGCCGGCCGTTGAAGATTTTGAAAATAAAGGGAGCAAAGCAATGAGTACGACACAGCCATCGGCGCAAGCCGTGGAAATGAATCAGGTTCAGGAGATGGAGCGGATTGCCACGCTATTGGACCGCGTGACAGACCAGACGATGCGCCAGGAGGCCGAGCGCATGTTACTCGACCGGGCGCAAGCCTACCACGTCCGCAAGCGGCCGGGGTGCCAGAATCAGGACGAGGTGCAAATGCGGATTGCCGCTGGGCGCCCGTTTGGGCTTGACCGGGATACATCACTGAATGCCTTTGACGTGATTCAGGGCGTGGTGGCGATGCGGGCGAGCCTCCGCGCCGGGCTTCTCCAGCGGCACGGCTGGCACTGGCTGTTTGCGAAGCACGACATGAGTGAGTGCTCGCTGATCGCCACGAAGGACGGTCGGCCATACCTCAACGCTGAAGGCAAACCGCACATCTTCACCTACACCATGGACGACGCGAAGCGCGGCAAACTCGACGGCAAAGAGAACTGGAAGATGAATCCCATGGACATGCTGTTCGCGCGGTGCATCACGCGGCTTCAGCGGCGCGTCTGCCCGGCCGCTACGCTCGGCATGGATATCCCGGACACGACCGAACCGGTGACATTGGAGATGGTCGTGCAGGAGACGGAGCAGCAGCGCGTGGCGAGTAAATCGGCGTCCGCGCTAGACGCCCTCGAAGCCGAACTGATGCGCGAACCCGTGGCGGTGGCGAATGTTTGAGCATGGCGCGTGGTACACGGGCGGCATCGTCGCGGTCGAGTACATCAAGTCCGAAAAGAAGGGCACGCCAGGCCTTCAGATCACCGTTGAAGTGTCCGACCGTGGCACGATCACGGGCGTCTGGTGGCTTACCAACTCGCTCGTCAATAACCCAGACGACAAGGCGGCGAGCAAGGTTCCGCAGTGGGAGGCCGCGCAGATCCGCTGCAAGCAGTTTGGCTGCACGGAGGATGGCTTAGGCCACCAGGAGACATGGCTCCTGCACATCCAAAAGACGTTCATCGGCCAGCAGGCGTCAGTCATGGCCGAAGTCAACCAGTACGGCGACACGTCTGCGCAGGTGGTTTGCAAGCCGAAGGTGGGCGGCGGCGGTGGCTTTGCTCGGGCAGCGGCTACGGCGTCACCATTTGCGGCGCGGCCGGCCAACTCGGACCCGTTCGCGGTTGGAGACGACGACCTGCCATTTTAGACCCGCGGGCAACCGCCCGCGGCCTGCCGTTCCAATACAGCGCACGATCTCGGAAATCCGCGCGGGACGGCAGACCGGGGGCGGCTACGACCTCCAGAAAAGAGGCAGTCTGAGCTTATAAACCACTGAATACACCTGTTGGATTTGGATTCTTGAGGCGGGCCGGGGAGACACTGGCCCGCCGAAAACAAAGGAGAGTTATGCCACGCGAAACATGCCATTGCGGAGAGTGCCAACGGTGCTACCACCGCGCGTATATGGCCGCGTGGCGATGGCGGAAGATCCGCGGGCCGCTGCCAGCAGCATGGGCGGCGCAAGCGCGGACGGAAGCCTGGCAGTTGCAACGCTACATCTGCCCATTGGCAGAGATAGCGAAGTACCAATTTGGCCGCAAGACGACGCGGCCGGCTGCGGAATAGGATAGGGACATGGAAATAGCAACGATTGGACTGTTTTTGCTGGGCGGCGGCGCCTACCTGCGCTGGAAGCCAACGCGGGCGCAGGTGTGGAACTGGATCGCGGCCTGGGCGGCGGCGAATCGTGACGCGGCGATTACGCGGGACAAGATGAAGGGCGTGTATTTGAATGCGGAGGTGCCGAATGGCTGAGAGGACGCTGGCAGAGATAGCGCTTGAAGCATGGTGGGAGCGCGACGAGGCCCAGGCGCACGCCGCGGACCTGAGAGCGGCGCTGGATCTAGCGCGAGTCCAGTTTGATTGGATCAGGCAGAACTCAAAACCGCCCGTCAACGGCTACTCTGAATCGGCGATTTGGGCGGTGGTCGTAACTGCGAGTAGAGATGCTTCGTCCGCCCTTGCCCGCACCCCGGCGCAGTCGCTGGGACGGCTGAAGGCGAAGGCGTCGAGAGAAATGGCGCGATTATTTATGGCGACCAATAAAAGCGACCTGTCGTACTACCAGCGCGATCTAGCCGCCCGGTTCTGCAAAGCCGAAGCCGACCGACTGGAGGCCCTCGATGGACGCTAAACGGCTGGAGGCCCTCGTATACCGCTGCAACGAGGCAATCGAAGATACGGGCAATGGCTTTGGCGCATATTTCGATGCGTCTGACATTGCCGACCTCGCCCGGTGCGCGGCGGCTTGGGCGAAGGTGGAGCGGGCGAAGGAGCACACCGGGAACCATACGTGGTGCATCGTATCCGACCGCCATGGGTTTAGTTTGGATACCGCATGGGCTGGCGAGCATGACCCTAAGCTCACCGCCATCGCCGCCGTCGAAGCCGCGTGGGAGGTGAAGCTATGAGCAGATATTGCAAGATGCCATCTCCGCAGACGGTAGAGATTGCCGGGGTGAAATGGAGAGAGCATTACCAGTGCTATACGGTGAAACTAGTCGGAGTGCTGGAGTTGTCGTTTACTTACCGCACGGGGTTATTTGACGTAATGGCAATGGGCCAGCTTATCGGTGCCGCTGACAATGTAGAAGCGGCTGCTCACATGGCAATTGCCGAAGCGCGGCGGATAAACGCGGCTCTAACGAAGCGACTGGCGGAGATACCGGAGGTGAAGCCGTGATCCGCCGCGTCCGCATGGCCCGCAAGCGGCTGTGGATTGCGCGGGAACTGGCTAAGTCAGCAAATGACCGCTACCGAGTGACGCTTGGGCTAGCGGAGATATACGGCGACGACCCATATCTTGACCGACAATGGCGTGCCGTCCATCGTCACGCAAAGACCCTCCGCGCCATTGAGCGAAGAAAGGACCGGACATCGTGAAGACATTGAGACTCAACCGCGCCGAATCCACCGCCTACGCCAACGGCGAGCGGCGGTTCTGGCGTGCGATTGACCTGCGAAAACAAGGCTTCGACACGGCGCAGCCGCATGAGAACGCGACATGGTGCCGAGAAATCGAGACCAAACTGAGTGAATGGGAGTGGTGGGGACCGATCAACGAGGACGGGCGCGGGCTGAAGTACCAGTGGGGCGTCACCTGCCCCTACGGCGGCGCCGGCGACCGCATCATTCTCGCCGAGCGCAACACCTGCGGGCAGCAGTCGACCATCACCGCCATCACCGTCGAGAAGCGCGGCGGCAAGTGGGGCTGGGTTGTGGAGGTGGGGAATGAGTAAAGGGTCTTTGCTCAAAGGCTGGGAGTCGATGGCTCTCATCGTGCTTGCCTTATTTGGCGTTGTCGTCTTGCTGACTGGGCTGGTCGCATTGCTAGGCTTGACGCTCAAATATCTGGGGATCGCATGACCCCCGCACGCGCGGCTGAGGTGCTGCGGTACAAAAAGCTGGTAGGCCCGGACGACTGGGAAGCGGCCAGAGAGATGGGCGCTGAGGCGCTGGAGTTGCTGGCATGGCTGTTTGGGCGAGACGAGTGGGGATCGTTAAGAGTTATGATTTGCGGCGGTTTGTGGGATGGCAATGGTTCATTCCTAGATCATTGCAAGGCCGAGTGGGAGAAGGAGCGCCGCACATGACCCGCCAACCGCCGGCCTTCGCCCGCATTGCCGAATTTTCCCGGTGCCGGCAGTATCGCTACTGGCTTCAAATCGCCTGGGGTGGGCCAAAGCGCGTCAACTTCCTGATGCTTAACCCATCCACCGCTGACGAGATCGCCAACGATCCAACCGTGGAGCGTTGCGAGCGTCGGGCGCGCGCCTGGGGCTACGGCGGGCTGATAGTTACCAATATTTTCGCCTACCGCGCGACTGATCCGCGCGTGATGCGGGCGCAGGGTGATCCGGTGGGGCCGGCCAACGATGCGTACATTCGCACCGCGGCGGCGATGTCGGATCTGGTGATTTGCGCTTGGGGCGCGCATGGGACATATCGAGGGCGCTCGGTTGAGGTGAGGCGGATTGTGGAGCAGTTTGAGCCGCACGCGCTGCGGGTGTCGAAGGGTGGAGAGCCGTGCCATCCGCTGTATCTGCCGTATGAGTTGGAGCCGTTCAAGATTTGAGCAGTAACCCCGGTTTGCCGACGCGGGGGAGGAAAGGGAGCAAATGAGAAACAAATGGACACCGGGCGACCCATGCCCGCGATGCGACACTCCGCTATGGGCGGAGTCTGACCGGTACAAGCCGGGGCGGGCGATCTGCCGCGACTGCGGATTAGTCGAGCGCCGCGCGGAGCAAGCCGCGGCACGCACCCGCACGGCGAAACCATGCCGGGTGTGCGCGGCGGTCCTCACCGGCAACGACATTCGCCAAGTGGCGTGCAAGCCGTGCCGGGTGGCTACAGCCGAAGCTGCGAACGCCGCGCGGCAGTGCCCTTGCGGGGCGTCGATTGCGCACCGGTCGAAAAACGCGCGGTTTTGCGAAAAGCACTCAGCGCGGGAGCGGGCGAAGGGCGCGACGGCTGGCAGTGCGTCGGCGCAGGCGAAGCGGCGGCAGGCCGGGACGAAACAGCGGCCGGCGGAGATCGCGCCGCGGCTGGTGGCGCAGGCGTGGCCGGGATTGCGCGGGCCTGGCGGGGAGTGGGAGAAGGGGCCGACGACCGTGCAGGGCTGGGCGACGTTGGATGGGGGGCGGGTGTGAGCGGCTACCGGGCGTTTCTTGACGGCAAGCACGTTCAGCCGCAACCATCCGGGATTTCCGGAGAGTTCGACCTGAACAGCAAACTTTTCGGCTTCCAAAAGCAAAGCATCACGCGGGCGCTGAACGCCGGCAAGTTCGCGCTATTCACTGAGTGTGGTAGCGGCAAGACGGCCATGCAAGCGGAATGGGCGCGGCAGGTCTGCCAACATACGGGCGGCGATGCGCTGATATTGGCGCCGCTGGCGGTGACTGCGCAGACCGTAGCTGAGGGCGCGAAGTTCGGCGTTGAGATCACGCAGTGCCGAAGTCAAAAGGACGTGCGCCGCGGCGTCAATGTTGCCAACTACGACATGCTCAAGCATTTCGACGCGGGCCACTTCGACGCCATCGTATTGGATGAGTCGAGCATCCTGAAGAACTTCACTGGCGCAACGCGGAGACTCCTGCAAGACTCGTTCGCCAACACGCCATACAAGCTCTGTTGCTCGGCTACGCCGTCGCCAAACGACCACATGGAGCTCGGCAACCACTCGGAGTTCCTAGACATCATGAGCGGCGCCCAAATGCTCATGCGGTGGTTCCTGAACGACACCATGAAGGCGGGCGGCTACCGGCTGAAAGGCCATGCTGAGGCGGACTACTGGCGCTGGGTGGCGTCGTGGTCGGTGTGCATGGAGAAACCGTCAGACCTTGGGTTTTCCGACGACGGTTGGGTGATGCCAGCGCTGAATATCCACGAGGAGATCGTCTCCGTCGATCAATCCATCAACGCCAACGGCCAACTGTTCCGGGTGGCGGACGTATCGGCGACGGGACTGCATCGGGAGATGCGGCTGACGGCGCCGGCGCGGGCAGCGCGCGTTGCCGAGATCATCGGCGACTCGAAAGAGCCGTGGTGCATCTGGTGCAACACAAACTACGAGGCCGACGAGCTTATGCGCGTGATCGACGGCGCTATCGAGGTGCGCGGTGACGAGCGCACGGAAGCGAAAGAGGAGAAGCTACTCGGGTTCACTAACGGCGAGTTCGAGCGCATTGTCACAAAGCCATCAATCGCGGGTTTTGGCATGAACTGGCAGCACTGCAACCGTCACATTTTTTGCGGCCTGTCCTACTCCTACGAACAGTTCTATCAGGCCGTTCGGCGGTCCTGGCGCTTCGGACAGACGCGGCCGGTTGATGCCTACATGGTCATCGCGGAGACGGAGGGCCCTGTACTCAAGACGATCCGCGAAAAGCAGAAGAAGCACGAAGAAATGAAAGCGGCCATGGTTCACGCGATGGCGGCAATTCAAAACGGGACCGGGCGGCGCCAGCTTGCATCGGCCGTCGGCACAAAACAGATGAATCTTCCGAGGTGGATCTAATGGTCGAGAATTTCAGCATTTTAGACGAGCGGCACGGCCGCAACTGGGCGCTCTACAACGGCGACTGCTGCGAAGTCATCAAGGGTATACCCGACGAGTCGGTAGACCTGACGGTGTTTTCGCCGCCGTTTTCCAGCCTGTACATGTACTCTGACTCCGAGGCCGATATGGGCAACTGCGCGAGCGATGAGGAGTTCTTCGCGCACTTCGGATTCCTCGCACCGGAACTGCTTCGCGTGACGACGACGGGCCGGCTGTGCGTGATGCACGTCAAAGACCTGCCGACGTATCGCAACAGTGACGGCGCCAGCGGCCTACGCGACTTTCCCGGTCAGTGCATCGCCGCCATGGAGCGCGCCGGGTGGACGTTCCATAGCCGGGTTACGGTGTGGAAGTGCCCGGTGACGGAGCGGGAACGGACCAACAACAACGGGCTCCTCCATAAAACCGTGATGCGCGATTCTTCGCAGATCCGGCAAGGCATGGCGGACTACGTGCTGGCATTCCGCAAGACGCCGCCCGGTGACAATCTGAGCACGAAGCCGATTGAGCGTCCGAATGGGTTCGAGCGGTATATCGGCGATCTGGAGCTCGACCCGCGCGAGACTGACCAACACCCGTCGAAATACGCGCGCAAGGGTCGCGACGGACGGACGAGCGTGGAGATTTGGCGTCGGTATGCAGAGCCGGTTTGGTGGGATATCGACCAAACGGACGTGCTCAACTTTCGCATCGCCCGCGATGAAAAGGACGAGAAGCACATCTGCCCGCTACAGCTCGGATTGATTCGCCGGTGCCTGGAACTGTGGTCGTCGCCGGGTGATGTCGTGCTGTCGCCGTTTGCTGGCGTCGGCTCAGAGGGGTTTGTTGCGCTGGACGAAGGCCGCAAGTTCATCGGCATCGAGCTGAAGCCGGGTTACTTTTCGACGGCTGTAAAGCACCTGGAAAGCGCAGAAGCGTATGCGGGCGCGCAGGGAGGGCTATTCGATGCCATCGACTGACAATCCCATCGCTACCGCCCAGCGCGAACAGCGGGAAGCGGCGGCGCGGTACACGATCAAGCAGCAGCGCGAAGCCGCGAAACGCTGGCGAAAAGACAGGCACCCCGGCGCCTGGGATGGCCTGTGCGATTGGCTAATGGAAGAGTGCCTGTTATCGCAGGAGGCCGCAAAATGACCCGCCAATGGACCCTACGCGAATCCCGCACCATCGCCGAACGGGTGATGGATTGGCAGGTATTCGAGTTCCGCGGGCGACTGTGGCTGCGGAACTTTGACGACAGGCCGAAGTGGATGCAGTCATCGGAAGTTCCCGACTGGCCGAACGACCCGGCGGCGGCGGCGATGGCGCTGGCCGCGATTCAGATGGACGGCGTGAGCACTTGGCAGCGCTGGGAGGCGGAAAAGCGTGCATATGTGGTCACCTTGCATCACCAGCACGACGCGCGCTATCCGGTCATGCGGGAGGCGCGGGAGTGGTCCGAGGCCGTGATGCTGGCGGTTTTGGCGGCGGTGGAGGTATGAGGGATTTCCACCAATACGCCGATGAGCCACTGAAGCCATATGTGCCAAATTCCATGCGGCGACTTGGGCACAAGGCAGATGGAGCGATTGCGGTGAGGCAGCGGAGCCACGTGCAGGCTGATTGGACATAGGAGGAGATGTTTATGCAGGACGATGAGGCCAGAAAAACCATTCGATATCCACGCGGTGAGAGGCCATGAGGCCGCCCGACGTCGAGCTCGTCGTCCTTGGCGTGCCAGGGCCGCAGGGCTCGAAGCGTCACGTAGGCGGAGGGCGCATGATCGAATCGAGCAAAAAAGTGAAGCCATGGCGCGATTCCGTGGCCTGGGCTGCGCGGGAAGCCATGGCGGGCCGGCCACCGATAGATGGGCCTGTGCGATGCCAGATGGTGTTCGTATTTCCGCGGCCGAAGTCGCGCAAGCGGACGGCGCTGCATGACCGCAAGCCGGATCTCTCGAAGCTCATCCGCTCGACGGAGGACGCGCTGACCACGGGCGGGGCCTGGGCGGACGATGCGCGGGTAGTGGAGTATGTGACCACATCCAAGCGGTACGCCGATGAAATGCCACCGGGCTCCATTACGAGCGGCGCCGCGATCCGGATATGGCGGGCCGTCCCATGACCATCCTCGAACAACTCAAGCGCGCCGGTGCCGTGCTAGTGCGCCAGAAGAATCACCAGGTGTGGCGCTTGCCGAACGGGAGGCGTTACGTGATGGCGACAACGCCTAGCGATGGGCGGGCGGGTAGGAATCAGGCGGCCGTGCTGAAGCGGCTGATGCGGGCGAAGTAGACGGAAAGAGGAAGCTAATGACACGATTTGAGAACGTGGCGGTAGAAATCGCCAAGGGCGCGGCCGTAGATAAACAAACGGCGCTGGCGATGGGTGGCGGGCAAGCGTATGCGCCGCCACAGGCCAGCGGCCAGCCGACCTATTACGCGCCCCCACCGCTGCGGACGGTGCCTATCGACCCATCGTTTACCGACCTGACCGGGAATAAATTCGGGCGGCTGACCGTGCTGGGTTTGGCAGCCGCAGGGATAGACGGGAAGAAAAAGCGCTGGGCGTGCCGTTGCACCTGTGGAAAGTACTCTACCCATCGACCGTCCGCGCTGTTAGCCGGAAATGAGGACCGGTGCCATGATTGCCGTATTAAACGAGCGGCAACCGATGGCATCGGCGGGCGCTGTGTTGTGTGCGGTGGGCTCGCTCGGTTTATGCCCTATTGCGGCAAGTGCGGGCAAGCGCGCGGGCGGGAAGCACCTAGCGTTATGCAGATGGCCTTAAAAGGAGGCGTATAATGGCACGCGCCCGTAACATCAAGCCGGGATTCTTCGAGAGCGACGACCCGGCCAAGGTCGGCTATCCGCAGCGCCTTCTGTGGATTGCCATGTGGACGCTTGCGGACAAAGAGGGCCGCTTGGAGTACCGCCCGACGCGGCTCAAAAAGTACGCCTTCGGCTTCGATCCGGCGACCGTGGAAGACGTCGCGCAGTGGGTTCACGACCTCCACGACGCCGGGCTGATCGTCCTCTACCCGGTCGGTTCGGTCGAGGTAATCCAGTGCGTGAACTTCCTGAAACACCAGCGGCCGCACTATAAGGACCCGGAAAGCGAGTATCCGCCGCCATCAGGCCAAATCAATCATAGGCCGATGATAGAGCAAAATCCCAGGATTCCCCAGGATTTGCCTCTATCATACGTCAATGATAGGCCGATTCCCCAAAGTTCCCCAGGATTCCCCAGGATTCCCCAGGATTTGGGCCTATCATCGGCCAATGATACGTCAATGATAGACGATTTCCCCAAAGTTCCCCAGGATTTGCCTCTATCATTGGCTGATCATAGGCCGATTCCCCAAAGTTCCCCAGGATTTGCCTCTATGATAGGGGGGTCTCCCGGTATGAATGTGGAATGTGGAATGTTGAATGTGGAAGGGGGAAGGGGGAATGGCGCGCTGACGCCCGCCCCGCCCCCGCCTCAGCAACTCCGCATCGACGACAACGGCCCCGAACCAGACGAGCTTTTCCAGACCGCGGCGAAGTTCGCATGTGAGCACCTGCCAGCAGGCGGCGATGTCGGACTAACGGCATCGGCCATGCGCAGCGAGTTCCAGAAGTCGGCCAGCTTCGAGGGCAACCCGGCGGGCTTCTGCCTGAGCTTCACCGCCAGCGTCCGCAAGTGGCGGGCGGCATACGACGCAAACCCGGATCTGCGGACGAAGCAGGCGCAATGGTGGACCCGCGACGGCACGTACTCGCAATCACCGCCAGCACCACGGGCGCCGCGAAGGTTTGGGCCGGTGGACCTGAAGGCCGGGCTGGAGGTGGACGATGCCCTGTAATCGCGCCAAGGCCACCGCCCAGCTCAACCGCATGTCGAATCTCCAGGGGTTCGGCTTCATGGCGCCGGAGACGTTCACCTCGCTCATTGACGTTCTCGCCAGCCATTCCGACGACGCAACGCACGCTCGGGCGGCGGTGGATCTCATACTAGGCCGCAAATCGCTTCCAACGGGGCCGCAAGACATCGCGGACGCCTTGAACGAGGCGAAGCATGGGCAGCCGGTCAACGAGGCACCTCGGGCAAATACGGGAGGGTGCGGGCGCGAGGTGCCTGGGCTCACGTATTGGGACTACGATCCAAACTCGCGCGGGCTCGAAAAGATCCACCACCCGGCACGATGCGCAGGTGGAGAAATCCGCGTCACCAAGTGGGTACGGGTGCAGGGCATGGTGGACGAGCAGGGCAACCAGCTGAAACAGCCGTACGAGTTGAGCGGAAAGTGTCGCTGCGCGGGTGGCACGCTATGAAACGAGTTCTATCCGAGCATCTAACCAGCCAAGCGGCAATTGCGCGACTGAATACGCTGGTTGAGGAGCAGTGTCGGGTGATATCGGCGCTAGAGCAGCGGCTGACAATGCAGGGCGGTCGGATACGGGCGCTGGAGCTGGATCGGGAGACGCTCAAAGAATCCCCTTGACATTCCAAGAACCGTCTTGTACAGTTCGTAATTGAGCATAGCTGTTTGCTTAACCTCCGACGGGGTTTGAACTGGCGGTAAACGTCGCCAGCCCTTACGGGCTCCCAATCGAGGAGATGCGCTTGGACACCTTGAAACTGGCCGGACCGACTGTGATTTGTGAAAACGCAAGCGGTAAGCGGCGTTCAATCAGCCTTGCAACCTTGCGCATCCTCAAAACCGCCGGCCGCGTGGCTCGTTTGATTCAGCGCCGCAAAGATAAAGCGGTAACGCGGGTTTTCCTGTTAGCCGAACCGAACGAGATCGCCACGCGGATTACGGCGCAGGCTACTGTGGTTAAGGTGCTTCCGAATACCTACACCCACCGCTCTTCGCTGATGGCTGGTCTGTGATGGAAGACGAAGTCGAGCGTTACGCGCAAAGCCTGATCGACGGCACTGACTACGCGAAGCAGAAGGACCATGAGGCACGTGTTCGCATGGTGGCGAAGTATTACGGCGTCAGCGTGAGCGACATGCACACTATCGAGAATGCCCTGATGCTTCCCATTCGTGGCTTGATTCAAGAGGCCGTCGCAAAAAATGCCGAGGAGATCGTAAGGGTGTTCGTTCGCTTATGCCAACCTCACCGCCCCGCTGGTGCTCCCGATGCCGAGAGGCCCACGCCGGCGCCTGCCCCCAACGCCAGCCGCGGGTAGACCATAGGCCACACGCTACAGCGCGTGGGTATGACGGTAGGTGGCAGAAGATCAGGGCGGCGAAGCGCGGACGTGATCCGCTGTGCGAGTGGTGCAAGGAAGCAGGCCGCGTGGTACTAGCCGAGCTAGTGGACCACTTCATGCCACTGGCGGCAGGTGGTACGCATGATAATGAGAACCTAGTATCAATGTGCAGACCGTGCCATGGGTTGAAGACAGAGCAGGATAAGCTGAAGTATCTTTGTTATCAATGAGATAGGCGGGGGTGTGTTCAATCTCTGGACACTTGCCGCCAACACCGCACGTCGTCCCACGCGCGAGTTTTTCCCAACTTTCTGATTTTGAGTTATCACTATGGGCGCTAGAGGATTCCAACCACGACCGGACAGCAAGCGCGGTGCCGTCGCCAACGGCGGCGTCATCCCCGAGCCGATCCAGGAAGACATCACGCCGCCAGTCTGGTGTAAATCAGACCGGCTGAAGCTCTTCCAAAAGCTCGTAGCCGAAAACCGCGCCGCGGGCGTGGCTATCCGCCAGGTGGACGCCGACCAATACGCCGAACTGGCAGACGCCATGATCGAGCGGCGGAACGAAACCGACGGCCGCACGAAACTGGCATGGGGCAGGCAGATCGACGAACTACGCAGCCAGCTCAACATCGGGCCGCGCAACCGGCAACGGGCCGGAATCAAGGACACTCGCAGGCCGACGGCCATCAACCCGACGCTGGCGATTATTGCAAGGGCGAAAGGCCTGTAGAAGCACTGCCGAGACGGCGGGCGGAGAATAGCGTGCCGAAAAGAATCGATTTGACCGGCCAGCGGTTTGGGCGGCTGGTGGTGGTTGGTTTTCTCCGCCCCGCCAGTGGCTATTCGTTCTGGCAGTGCCAATGTGAGTGCGGGGCGACTGTTGAGCGAACATCGGCGGCCTTGAAGAGTAAAAATACCTCTTCATGCGGGTGCGGCAAAAATAAACATCTTGACGATTTAACGGGAGCAATATTTGGCCGACTGACTGTGATTGGAAGATGCAAGTCGGAAATCAAAAGCAAGCGCTCGTGGGAGTGCTATTGCCAGTGCGGCAATAAGACCATCGTGCAAACCGCTCCACTGAAAAGCGGAAATACAACATCTTGCGGTTGCTGGGGTAAAGAGAGATGTAGGCTGCCAAGGATTGCAAGCTGGCGCGACTCCAGCCCGGTTTTATCTGGAGACGGGTATATCTCCAGGAGGGACCCACGAAGAAAGCGCAGAGTGGCCGAGCACCGCCTTGTCTGGGAAGAAGCCAACAAGCGCCCTCTCCAGCCGTTTGAAGAAGTCCACCACAAAAACGGCATCCGCACCGACAACCGGCCTGAAAACCTGGAGTTGAAAGTCAAGCCGCACGGCGCCGGACAACTCCCCGAAGACCTCATCAGGGCGACGACGCCGGAAGAAATGGAAGTAGTGTTCAAGCTCGCGCAGGCTTACGCAAGCGTCATCGGCGCACAAGTGGTATGGAATCCTCCTATTTCGACGCCGAAGCCGTAAACACCGCCTGCGCCTTCGCCGAAACGCTGACGCTCACGAAGTCCACTAAGAGCCGGCGCCCGGAGCCGCTGGTACTCCTCCCGCACAGCAAAAAGCTGGTAGCCAACATCTTCGGCTGGAAGCGGGCTGATGCATCGCGGCTGATCCGCAAAGTCTTTGCCTCATTCGGCCGCAAGCAGGCCAAGACACAGACGGCCGCCATCATCGCGCTGATCGTGTTTTTTTTGGACCCGGAGCCCGAGCAGGAGCTCTACATGGCCGCGACCGACGCACCGCAAGCGTCGATCTGCTTCGAGGCCATCTGGTCGATGATTCGCACGAACCCAGCGCTGCTAGAGTTGGTCGAACCGACGCTCTCGCAGAAAAAGATAGTCCACCGGGAAACCGGCTCGATCATCCGCGCTCTGTCCGCCGACGGTAAAGGGAAGCATGGCTACAACCCCTCGCTCGTTGTTTTTGACGAGTTGCACGCCTGGGGGCCAGCCGAGCAGGAACTACTGGCCGCGCTCACCACCGGCAGTATGTCGCGCCGGGAGCCGCTGGAAATCATCATCACGACGGCCGGAAGTAGCCAAGAGACAATCTGCTACCGCGAATACGAATACGCGCGCCGGGTGCTATCTGGCGAGGTCACGGACCCATCCTACCTGCCGCTGATCTACGAAGTCCCAAAAGACGCCGATTGGACTGATAAAAAACTCTGGCCGCTGGCGTTGCCGCTCCTCGAAACCGGACACCAGAAGATCGAAGAGTACGAGCGGAAGTTTGACGAGGCCATGGCCCGCCCGGACCTGCAAAACCAGTTCCGGCGCCTGTACCTGAACCAGTGGACCTCCGCAGAAACCCAATGGATTCCGATCCACGAATGGGACGCCTGCGCATCACAAACGCCGATTGACTGGGTGGAACTTCGACGGTATCCCTGCTACGGCGGGCTCGATCTCGCCGCGGTCCACGATCTCACGGCCTTCGCGCTGTGCTGGCCGGTGGGCGAAAAAGTCTATTACAAAGTCTGGGCATACCTGCCAGGTGAGCGTATCGAGGACCGGAGCAAACGCGACGGCGTGCCCTACGCACAGTGGGCGGCTGACGGCCATATTCGGCTTACGCCGGGAACTACAACAGACTGGCGCTATGTCACCGCACACATCAAAGAACTGGCCGATGAGTACGACATCAAGGCCATAGCGTTTGATCGCTACGGGGCGCGCGACACCGCCCGCGAATTGCAAGACGCTGGACTAGACGTGATCGACTTTGGGCAGGGCTACCAGTCAATGAGTCCAGCGTGCCGGCGGTTTGAAAAGCTGGTCTACGACCGGGCCGCCGTACATGAAGGATCGCCGCTAGTCCGCTGGTCCGTTGACTGTACGCAGATCACGCAGGCGCCGGGCGACCTCATCAAGCCGGTGAAGCCGGAGCGCATGAAGAATTCAAAGCGAATCGACCCGGTGATTGCCATTGCGATGGCAACCGGGATTGCGATTATCACCACAGACAAAAAATCCATCTGGGAAACGAGAGGAGCGCCAGTTTGAACACATTCGGGAAACTACTAGTGAAGCTGGGCGCTACTCCTCCGCCTGATAATGAGTTTTGGTATCAGCCTGTAAATGCCCATTATGGCTCATTTCTTGCGCAGTACGCGAGCGGCGACACGGCTTTACGTATCTCCGCGGTGTCCGCTTGCGTCTCTCTGCGGTCTGAAACCATCGCCTCTCTGCCCTGTCAGGTCTTCAAGCGCACGAAGGACGGGCGCGAGGCCGACCGCAACCACCCGCTCTACCACATCCTGCACGACTCGCCAAATGAGGATATGAGCGCGTTTGAGTTTTGGCAGACATGCGAGCAGGATCTCTGCATTGACGGCAATTTCTACGCTCGCATCCAGACCGATGGGCGCAATGATGTTTCCGGGCTGTATCCGCTAGACCCGTCCAAGATGGACGTGCAGCGGGATAAGCAGACCGGCATCCTTGTCTACCTCTACAAAGACGGGCCGACCATCACGCCGTATCTGCGCGATGAAATCCTGCATATCCCCGGTCGTGGCTACGATGGCGTGAAGCGCCTGAAAGGCATGTCGCCGATTGCGTACATGGCGCAGGACATCGCTATTGCTGGATTTCAGGAAGGCTACGCAGAGCAGTATTTCCGCAATAATGCCACCCCGCGCGCCTATATCTCGCACCCAAACCTGCTATCAGACAAAGCGCGGCAAGGCATCCTCGACTACATGATGGACAAGTTCGGCGGCGTCCGCAATTCCGGCAAGTTGGGAATTTTGGAAGAGGGGATGGAGATTAAGACCGTCCCCATCAACCATACTGACATGCAGTTTATCGAAGGCCGTAAGCTGTCTGTGGAGGCTATCGCCCGCGGCTACCGCGTCCCTCCGCACAAGATCGGCGAATTGACCCGCTCGACCAATAACAACATTGAACACCAGGGCATCGAGTGGAAGACGGACACAATTGGACCGGAGTGCAAGCGCATTGAAAGCCGTTGCAATATGCAACTTCTTGGGCCGCGCGAAGGTAGCCGGTACTTCGTGGAGTTCAATCTTGACGCGCTGATGCGTGGCGATAGCGCGGCGCGCGCTGCGTTCTACTCCTCGCTGCGCAACATCGGCGCGCTGAACGCGAACGAGATACGGCAGTTTGAAAACTTGAACGACTACCCGGGCGGCGAAGTGTACATGGTGCAGGGCGCGATGATCCCCGTGGCAATGGCCGGTCAACAGCAACAGCAGAAGGCGGTGGCGCAGTGAAAACGACATTCATTCTAGGCGGGCAAGTCCTAGCCGAAAGTGCCGACGCGAAAGCACCGCGCGAAATCATGTTCTACGCTGGCACGCCCGTGCTGCGCACTGATGGCCGGAAGATGTTTCACCTCTCGTTTTCCATGGAGCCGGGCGCGGTGGATCTTTCTCTCCTAAATAGCGGCCGGGCTCCGTTCGTAGTGGATCACGTCGAAGACATCGACCACACTTTAGGCGTCATCGAGCGCGCCGAAATCAAAGGAGCCGGTCGGGCTTTCGTCCGCTTCTCAGACCGACAGGAGATGGCCGGGCTCATCGGCGACATCAAAAGCGGCGTGCTGGCCAACGTCTCCATGGGCGCGCGAATCACCGGTGAACTCGTAAAGGCCGAACCGGTCGAGACTGGCATTCCGCACCTTCGCGCTACCAAGTGGCAGCCGTTCCACGTCTCCCTCGTCTCGCGCGGGGCTGACCCATCCGCCCAATTCCTGAGTGACTGCCAAATGGAAGTACCGGCAGAACTTTTCACCGACCTCTCTGCACCCACTGGCGCGGCCAGCGAAGCAGATCAGAGCGAACAAAAGGCACGCCTGGCGCTGCAGATCAAGCAGCGCCGTTTCCGCGTCCTTGGCCGCTAACCAACAACCAACCCGCGCCACAAGCGCAAAGGGGCAACCATGAAGAAAAAGCTACTCATCGAGAAGCTGGCCGCAACCACGGCCGAATATGACGCGCTGCTGAAGGCGTCCGAAGCCGCCGCCGATATCGTCGCGCACCTGGCCGCGGTGGACGCCAAGGAAGTGGAACTCAACGGCATCAAGGCCGAACTGGCCGCCATCGAGGCTCTGGAAGCCAAGGCGAAGGCAAACGCGACGCGCGAACCGGGCCGGGTGACCAGCGACAACGAAGCAAAGCGGCCGTTTGCCAACTTCGGCGAGCAGCTTGCGGCCATCGCCTACGCCCAGTCGCCGGCTGGCTCGTTTCACGGCTACGGCGGGCAGATCGACAAGCGCCTGTTTGAGACGAACCTGGCCGCGTCTGGCGTCAATTCGACGGTCCCGAGCGAAGGAGGGTATTTGGTCAGCACCGACTTCTCGACGGTCCTGATGCAGAAGGCCGCCGAAATCGGGCAGATCGCGCCGCTGGCGTTCGATGTGCCGATTGGCGAAGGCTCGGACGGTATCGAGCTGCCGTACATCGACGAAACCTCCCGCGCCACCGGCTCCCGCTGGGGCGGCGTGCGTGTGTACCGGGCCAGTGAGGCCGACGCGCCCACGTCCACCAAGCCCAAGTTCGCCCGTCACGACCTGAAGCTGGAAACCCTCAAGGGATTGGCCTACGTGACGGACCGGCAGTTGCGGAACGCCCCGGCCACCAGCACGATCCTGGAGCGCGCGTTTGCGTCCGAAATGGCGTTTGTGAAGGATAACGAAATCTGGCGCGGTACCGGCGTCGGCCAGTGCCTCGGCTTTGCCACGCAGAGCTACGAGGGTGCCTCGTTGCTGGTTTCGGTGACCAAGAAATCGGCGCAGACCGCCGCCACCTTTGTCATTGAAAACGCCACGTCGATGCTGTCCCGTTTGCTCGCGAACCCCGGCGACACGATCCGCTGGTTCATCAACCGCGACACCATCGGCCAACTTCCGCTGATGACCGTCGGCCAGATGCCAGTGTTCCTGCCCAACGGCAACGCTTCCGGCTCGCCGTACTTCGGCACGCTGTTTGGTTACCCGGTCGTGATCGTGGAGCAGGCCGAAACCCTCGGCACCGCGGGCGACGTGGTTCTGGCGAATATGTCCAAGTACGTGACGATTTCCCAGGGCGGGCTGCGCTCGGCTCAGTCCATGCACGTCCGTTTTATCTACGACGAAATGACGTTCAAGTGGTCCACGGATTTCAACGGGCACTCGATGGTACGCAAGCCGCTGACGCCGTTCAAGGGCTCGGCCACGCAGTCGCCGTTCGTCACGGTCGAAACCCGCAGCTAACCAATTCCACCGGGCGGGCGGCACACAGTCGCCCGCGCATAAAACGAAAGGGAAATCAATGCGTTACGAAGAACTTCAGAATCAGCATTTTATCAAGGGCCTTGATCCGGTGGCCGATGCCTTCGCGGGAACGGCAGTTTCCGATGTGGTCGATGTCTCTAACCACCAAGGCGTCCTGTTCCTTGTCTACAAGGGAGTCGGCGCCACGGGAACCAGCACAATCACCGTCGAAGCCTGCGACGACGTGACCCCGAGCAACACCACGGCGGTTCCGTTCTTTTACAAGGCCATCACCAGCACCGACGTTCAGGGCGCCGTCACGACTACCACGTCTTCCGGTTTTGCCACCACGGCGGGCTCCTCGCAGATGTACGCCGTCCAGGTGGATGCGCAGGAACTCGCCAGCGCCGGCTACAAGTACGCCCGCCTGAAGGCTGTCGAGGTGGTTGATTCGCCCGTTCTGGGCGGCATCGCCATCGCTCTCCTCGGTCCCAAGTTTGGCGGCTCCGCGACCAACACGGCCATCGACTAACCCTCTCTCTCCTGACCGGGGCGGCTCCTCCGCCCCGTTTTTTTTCGAGCCATTCGCAGCTACCTGGAAGGCGACAACCAGGGGCACCCCGTCAAGTGGCTGATCCCCTACCGCCGCTAGCTGCTTCTTTTTATGACCTCCCACGCCTACCAACTCGTCACCGCGCCCACCGAATTTGCCATCACAGATGCGCAGATGGAGGCGCACGCGCGCGCTGCCGGCCAACCAGCCGAGCAGTACCAACCCTACGTGCGTGCGGCGCAGGAATACGTGGAAACCATCACCGGGCGAAAACTGGTGACGCAGACTTGGAAGTGGTTCCTGGACTCCTGGCCATGCGGCGATAGGTTCGACCTGCCGTTCGGCCAGCTCCAAAGCGTCACGCACGTCAAATACACCGACACCGCGGACGCTCAATCGACCTTTGCCAGTAGCTACTACGCCGTCTCTATCGCCCGTGATCCGGGCGTGCTGGCGCTGAAGTATGGCCAGTCATGGCCGACGGCCACGCTGCGCACGCTTGACCCTATCGAAATTCAGTTCGTTTGCGGGTGGGCATCGGCGGCGGTTGTGCCTTATCAGTTGCAGGCCGCCGTGCTGCTACTCGCCGCGCACTTCTACGAAAACCGCTCTGCGGTGGCCGTGGGCGAATCCGCCGTCGTCACATCCAAGCAGATCGAGCTTGGTGTGATGGCGTTGCTTGCGAATTGGATCATCCGATGATCCGCACCGGCCAGCGGACTGCATGGGTGCAAGCCTTCGCCAGCACCGAAACGACGGGAGGCGCGGGCGACCCGCAGCCGTCCTGGAGTGACACCCCGGCGCTCGAATTTTGGGCGCATAAACGCAATCTGACGCAGCGCGAAGTGGTTGTAGCGGGCGCGCTTCAACAGGAAGACGCCGTAGTTTTTGAGGCGCTGTACATGGACACACTAACCACGCGCCACCGGCTGAAATACGCGGGCCGGTACTACGACATCACGGGCCTCAGTGACCCAGGCGAGCGTCACGAAGCGTTGCATATTTACGCACGTGACGCGGTGAGTTACGGATCATGACGTTACCCGAAGCTCTAGGCACCCACCTCCGCACCGACGCCACAGCCACCATCGCCCACTATGGCGCGTCCAAGGTGTTCTGGTGCTACGAAACGCAGAACGTCACCCAGCCGTTTATGGCATTCCGCCAAACCTCCTGCCGTCGCATTGCGCAGCACATCAACGGCGCTGGAGCACCACGCGAATATGGCGTGGAAATCATACACTACGCCGCATCCCAATCAGCCGCATGGGCGGGTGCGGAGGCCACGAAATCCGACCTAGACAACGTGACAGGCACATTTAGCACCGTGGCGTTCAAGCGCTGCACGGTCACGGACGAAAGCGACCTCGTAAGCGAAGAGGCCGCGGCGCGCGGGCTGTTTGCGGTATTGCAAACGCTTTCGATCACAGTTTAGTTTTCCGGCATGTCGTGAGACACCCGGCGAGGGGGATATAAAGCCCCCAACCACTTCAACTACTGCCGTGAGGCAGAAGGAGCCCAACTATGGCTACATTCTCGGCAGTTGCCGGAACCGTCTTTAAGTACACCGTCACCTCGACCCTTACAGCGATCCCCGGCGTCGGCTCGATGTCCTTCTCGGGCGGCGACAAAAACGATATCAACGTCACCGCGATTGACGACGAGACGGAAGTCTTCATTCCCGGCCGCCGCACCGCCAAGGAACTGAATTTTCCGATGTTCTACGACCCGGCCGACGCGGGCCAGGTGGCCATGCTGGCCGCCTACGACGCCTCCGCACAGACCCCGGTCGCCATGAGCATCATCGACGACGACGCGGGCGACTGCACGCTTACGTTCTCTGGCTACATCAAAAACATGACGAAGAAATACGACCTCGACGGCGCGGTTATGTTTGATGTCGTCATCAAGCTGACCACCGCCGTTACCACCACCGCCTAAGGAGGCACAATGATTGACCCTGTAACCCCCGCTACGCTTGTGCCGTGGCGGGGGAAGAGTTACCCTCTTCAGTTAACGAACGGCTGCCTAGCCATGGCCGCCGGCGAGTTGGATATCAACATCCTGGAGGGCGGGCCAGGCTCGCTATTCACGAAGCCTGCCTACTACCAAAACGGCGTGCTTCTGTATGCGATCCTGCGCCAGAAGTTCCCCGCGTCGGAAGTGCCTCTCATGGAGTGTCTGGACGCGGTAACCGGCGAGAAATCCGACTTCTACGCCGATGTCCTGAAAAAGCTAGTGGCTGAACTGGCGCCAGCGATCCGGCGAATTATGAAGCTCGAAGCCGAGCCCACGGACCGCCCTACGACAGACGCGAATTCTGGCGACGACTTTGGGCCAGCGCTCGCGTCCACATCGGATTGACAAGCGAAGAGTTTTGGGAGATGACGCCCGGCCAAACCTGCGATCTATTCACGATTGCGGGCGAGGCGAATGGTTCCGGCTTAGACGATGGCGAAAAAATGGGGAGCAAAATTCGACGCGGCGCGGCTGCGAGAGGCGAAAGCCGCTTTCCGCGCCATCGCTGAAGTCGTAGACCCTGGCGGCAAGCGCGTCGGGGCTGCGTGGGAAATCGCACGCGCGGAAGTACACGACGGTTTCCGGTCCGCTGCGCTGATTGTCCGTGATAAAGCGAGGGCGGGCGCAGCATCAGCGGGAGCCCCGAGGCGGCTGTATTCCGGCGATAAGCCGGCCATCTTCGCATTCTCTGATTTCAACGCGGCCACCGACGACAAGCGGAAGCGCGCGGTGCTGGTCGGGATGCGTACAGGGCTCTCCTCGCAAGCAAAAGACCCGCGCCTGTTCATCGCATGGGGCAAGGGCGCAACGCGCCGTAAGGGCGGCACTGTGGCCTCGCGCGGGCTATCTATGTCCCTCGCTGCTTTGTTCGAGCGAGGCCGTTCCGACCGACGCATTAAGCCAGGCCGCTTCTTCCGCGCCGCTATCTTCTCAACCCGTTCGACCGTCGCCCGCCTTCTCACCTCAGCCTACGCGAAAGCCGTGGGAACGATCAACCGAATCAAATAATGGCCAACGACATCACATATCGGATTACAGGCGACCCAACCAGCTTTAAGGCTGCTATGGCGCAGGTAGAAGCCGTTACGGCATCCACCACCGGCAAAGTTAACGCCGCCTCCCGTAGCGTCGAAAGCCTTGGCGCGAAGTTATCGTCCGTTGGTTCGGCCATGACGCTGGGAATCACCGCTCCTGCCGTGGCGCTGGGCGTGGCTGTCGTCAAGACCGCGGCTGACATGGAGGCGCTGAAAGCTGGACTGGGCGCCGTCACCAAGGAATCCGGCTCACTCGAAACCCAACTTGCACGCCTAAAGGAAGTGGCGAAACTACCCGGCCTCGGGCTGAAAGAAGCCATTCAGGGCAGCACGTCTCTCCAGGCGGCAGGCTTTTCCGCGCAACTCGCGGAGCGGTCACTGAAGGCATTCGGCAACGCCCTCGCCACCGTCGGCAAGGGCAAAGCGGAGCTTGACGGCGTGACGCTCGCGCTCTCGCAGATTGCCAGCAAGGGCAAAATCAGCGCGGAGGAAATCAACCAGCTTGCCGAGCGGGTTCCGCAGATCCGCGTGGCCATGAAAGACGCCTTCGGCACCGCTGACACCGAGGTGCTGCAAAAGGCCGGGATTGGCGCTGAAGAGTTTGTAACCAAGGTCGTCGCGCAGCTTGAAAAGCTGAAGCAGGTCACCGGCGGGACGAAAAACAGCTTTGAAAACCTGGGCGATGCGGTGACGCAGGCGGCCGAGCGCGTTGGGCAGAAGCTCCTGCCGACCGTCACGGCGGTGATCCCGAAGATAGAAGCCATGGTAACCGCCGCGGCCGACGGCGTGGACGCCTTCACGCACCTATCTCCGGAAGCGCAGAACCTTGCGTTGACGCTGGGCGGCGTTGCTATCGCGGCCGGTCCGGTGGTTTCCGTTATCGGGAAGGTGTCTACCGGGATCGCGTCAATGCAGGTCGTAGCGGGCGCGGCGGGCGCGGCTATGGTCGGTCTGTTTGCCGTCACGCTGGTGGCGGCTGTGGCGCAAACGCTTTCGAGCATCGATAAGCTGAACGAAAAGTACAAGGCGCTGAAAGAGTTTCAGGACCGGTTGAAGACCGGGCAACAGGATCTCATCAAGGGTTTCGAGGACAACGGCAAGCCGCTCGGGAATGGAGCGCAGATTGCAAACGGCGGCGTATTCGATCAGCCGGCCAGCGCAGCGAAGCGATTTGGGATTGACCTGAAAGCTCTATCTACTGAACTTGGGCTGTTTACGGGCGAAGCGAAGAAGGCAGAGCCGCCAGTGAAGGCGCTGGGCGCGGCAATGGAAAAGGCGTCGAACACAATCAAGGTGTCTAGCGTTGCCGCCCGCGTTGCCGTAATGGATTTCTCCAAGGGATACGGAGAAGTGGCGTCATCCATTATTTCTAAAGGCTCTCTGGTGTACGTGGAAGGTCTCGAACGGGTAAAGGCTGGCGTTGGACGCGCAAAAGATGCGGTGTTTGATTTCATCCACGCGAGCGATGGGCTAGGGAAAAAACTCGAACTCAATTCGAGTGCGTTTGAGGGCCTTGCGCGGCGCTCGGATGAGTATGCCACATCTCTAAAGCGGGCTATTGCGGAGCAAGAGAAACTTGTCGCCAATGACAACGTGCGAGCTATGGGCGCGGGTACTCCGCTTGGTTTCCCCGAGCTGCCAACTACATGGGGCGCGAAGGATGCAGCCAGCGATATGGGAATTGAAACGGAATCGGCTCGCGCGAAGCGCATCGCCAATCTCCAGCGCAACGCCGATTTACTGCGAGAGGCAAACCGCCGTGGCGATCCGAATGTATCGGGAAACATGGTCATCGAGGCCGAAGAAAAGCTGAAGGCCGCTATCGAAGGCACTGGGCGCGCAGCGACCACCTCCGCCAAAGCCCAAACCAAGGCCATGCAGCAGGTTTCCACTGTCGTCACCGACTTATCGCGCGGCATCGCCGGGATCATTTTCGAGGGCGGCAAGATGGGCGACATGCTCCAAAAGGTAGCGAAACAAGCCGGGCAGGCCATCGTGCGCGAGCTGATTGAAGGCGCGCTAACGAAGCTCTCCAAAAAGCTGCTCGATGTTGGCGGCGTCTTTGGAACGGTCTTCAGCGGCGGCACGGGTGTAGCCAAGTCGGCAGCGGGTGGCGCGGGAAGCGCTGCGGGCGGGCTATCCGGAATGCTCGGGGCGGGCGGTAGCGCGTCCTCTGGTGTCGGCGGCGCGATGGCCGCAGCCAACCCGGTCACAGCCATGGTGACTGCGGTTTCTAGTGCCGTTACTGCAATCTCCTCAGTTGTTAGCAATTTCCAATTTGCTGCCATGAACAAAACGCTTGACCTCATCGAGCACGAGGTCCGGTACAGCCAAATTCACCTCCTGCACACGCTCAACAAAGCCAACGAATACTGGCCGCACATGAAGTCCGTATGGGAGTCCTTGATTCGCATGGAAACCGCTGGCGGCTTCGGTGGCGGCGGCGGAACGGTCAATGTATCCATGGCCGGGGCCTACCTCATGAGCGATGCCCAGATGGGCGACTTTGCCGACCGCCTAGCGCGGTTTCTGAAGGCTCGGGGTATCTAGGTGGGCATCTCTGTTTTAATCGCCTCCACGCTGCGCAACAGCGTAACGGCTCCCGCGTCTATTTCGCTTACCAGAACACTCGGGGAACCGGCGACGTGCGAACTAGTGACCACCGACGCAACTGGTTCAGTGGTGCCCGTCGTCGGCAACATTGTAGAGGTCCAGGACCAAGCGTCGGACGTGCAGTTTTTCGGGACCGCGCAAGAAGTCTCGACCACGCGCCGGGACCATACCGCGGCGAACGAATGCCGCCTCACTGCCACCGACCTCAACCACGCCACCACGCGGCGGCTGGCGGGCCAATACGAGTGGACCGGAAAGACGGTGCTGTACATCGTCTCCGATATCGTCACTAACTCCCTGTCTGGTGATTTAACGGATGTTTCGCTGGTCGAAACCGGGCCAACGATTGACCGGTTCGCGGTGGACTATTCGACGGTCAAAGAAGCCTTCGATTCCCTGGCCGAAATGGCCGGGATGCGCTGGTATGTGGACGAGTTAAACCGGCTCAACTTCTTTACCCCGTCGGCCCCACCCGATGCGCCGTTTGCCATTACGGACGGGACTAACGTTTCCAGTCTATCCGTGCGAGCCACGCGCGAAGACTACTGCAACACCGTCACCGCCCGAGTCGGGCAGGCTTTGCGCGACCCAGACGTGCAAGCCTTTGCGGGCGACGGCACCACGAAGTCATTCAGCGTTGACTACCCCATCGCGCAAGCGCCAACCGTCCGCGTCGCGGGCGTCGATGCGCTCGTCGGCATTCTGGGCGTTGATACTGGCAAAGACTGGTACTGGCAGGCCGGAAGCGCGGAAATCCGTCAGGAGGACGCGGATGCCGCGCTAGCGCTGGCCGTTGCGCTGGAAGTCACCTACGTCGGGCTGGACCTGATCTATGTCGGCGTGTCCGATACCGCCGAAATCACCGCCCGCTCGACCGCCGAAGGCAACAGCGGCATCTACCACAAGCTGATCGAGTTAGAAGGGCAGCTTACCCGCTCCGACGCGACCACGGCGGCACAAGCCTACCTAGACGCGCATTCAGAACTGACATACGTTCTCACCGCTGAGACTAACGACTTCAAGGAACCGGACCTCCTCACAATCCGCCCCGGCGACGTGCTGTCGTTTACCCGCTCGGGCTACGGCACAACTGGCAATTTTCTTGTCCGCTCGGTCAACCTTTCCCACATGGAGGGCGTCACCGATACCGCCACCTACCAGTGGCGCGGGCGCATCGAAGCCATCAAAGGGCCACTCCTCCGCACCTACACCGATATACTACGCGCCTCCACCGCTGGCGGCGGCATGTCTGGTAGCGGGGCGGCGGTGACGCGCTCCAGCGGCGCGGGAGCGTACATCCATGAGATTGGCACGCTGACGGCGAATACTACAATTACGCCCGACGTAGCAGCCACCCCCGGCGCTACGCTTTACGTGTTCGGCAAGACCGGCGCTTCGCCTTACACGGTCAGTTTTCACGCGGATTGGTTCGCCACACTGCCCAACACCCTCATCCCACAAGCCCCAGGCATTACTTTCGTATTCCCGTTTGTCGGACGAGCTGGCGACGGGTTGTGGTGGTTCTGCGGTTTGTCCGTCAATAACCAAACATAAATGCGACAACTTATCCTCATCCTATCCGCGCTGTCTGTTTTTGGACAGGCCACAACACCGTTTAAGGTTAGCCAGGGCGGCACCACTGCGGGCGCTGTGTGGTTCCAGGAGCCGCGCGCGAGCGGTACAGACTATTTCAAGCTACGCGCCGGCGCGATGTCTGCGAATGTTGACGCGACCCTTCCCGCCGCCGACGGCACCAGCGGCCAATGCCTTTCGACCGACGGCGCGGGTCAATGGGGCTGGCGCGACTGTTCCGGCGCGTCCACGCGCTACCGCATATCAGACTACTTTTGGATTCAGACGCCAGGCGGTTCAATCTCGCCCGGCCTCACGACCGTTACGCTCACTCCGTGCCCGTCCGGCCTGGATGCGACCGACACGAAGCTCTACGTTTACATTTCAGGCGGCACCGGTACCGCTGAAGCCGCTCCTCTATCAGTCAGCGGTGGCGCTGGTACATGCAGCAGCGGAGCGGCAAGCGGCACTATCAAATTCACCGCGGCGAACTCTCATACCGGCGCATGGACCATCCAGAACGCCGGCTTCCGCGAGACAGAGCGCATTGCCGATCACGGCGATATTTTGCTCATCACTAACGTTGACGTTTACGAGCGAACAGTCATCCAGAAGGGCTTAACACTCGAAGGCGGTGGGGGTGGTGGCGTGCGATCAGTCATCACCGCGCACGGCGATATCGTGGCGATCGACGTGGACCTTGCCGCGCCTGTCACCATGTCGAATTTTTCGATCATGGCGGCATCACCGCAAGTTTCGGCTGGCGCGGCGGTTCGGCTGGGCGTGGACGGGTCAACCAATCACAACTGCGGATCGAAGATTGACAACCTGTTCATCTACCAGTTCTACTACGGCATCCACCTCAAGGACGGCTGCAAGCCGGTCATTACGCGCAACGAGATCGCGGACTCCACGAAGTACGGCATCTACGCGCAGAATATTTTTAACCCAGACGGCGGCGACGGATTCATCGCGCACAACACAATTGGAAACACGCCAGCGGCTGATGCTGCGATCCGTTACGAAAGCGGCGGCGGGCTGAAGATCATCGACAACAAGATTCTCAACAATTTTCAGTGGGGCGTAGACCTATACCCGAACAGCGGCGCCTCGACTGGGCAACTGTACATTACGTCGAACAGCTTTGACCGTATGAAGGCGGGCGGTATCCGCGCGTCTGGTACTGACGCGTGGTACGGCGTGAACGTGCTTGGGAATATCATCATCGACGCTGGCGAGGACGGCACTTTTACTTGCGTGGAGTTTGCTAATCCGGGCATGGTGGGCGGCTCGTTCATCGGCAACATGTGCCAGAGCGGACAGTACGCCGTCACCGCTTCGCAGGGTACCCAGATCCGTATCGGCCGAAACAACTTTACCGGCAGTGAAGTCATCAACTCCAGCGTGGACATAGACCTCGACTCTCCGCTTGAAACCACGCACGCGAATATCCCTACCGACGCGCTGGACGGATCGGTGATGTATTGCACCGACTGCACGTCTACGGGCGCGGCAAGCGGCACAGGGGCGGCCATTTACCGGGTTAATGGTGCGTGGTCAACGTCGTCCACTGGGCTGATGAATATCAGCCAGGGCGGGGATACGTTTGGCGCTGATATGCACATCGGGACCGATGACTCGCACGACGTGTTGATCTACCGGAATAACGTACTGACTGGGCAGTATGCAGCGGGGCAAGTGGTCACATACGGATATCACACCTTCAGCGATAACGGGACGACCATGCGCATGCAGCCGGGGACTGGCGTGGGCAATTTCGGCAATTTCTCGAATCACCCGATAGACTTTTACACTGATTCAGCGGCGCGGTGGCGCCTGAGTGCAACGGGTATGCTGCATCCCTCGGTGCATGACGCCGTGGATGCCGGGTTGACCGGAACGCGAATTAGGGGCGTTTACGCCAAGTTCGGCGAGTTTTATAAGTCTGGCAGCACGGCGTCTGCGGACTACCTGACCACGCGAAAATACAACATCCTCGACCAGTCCGGCGGTACAGGCGTGTGGGATATTCAGGCGTCTGGTTCGATGGCTGCAACGTCATCTATCAAAATTCGGGATAACGCCGGAAGCCGCTGGCTCGAAGCTTATCGCGCCTTGGGCGGCACGCCTCTCAAATATACTTCCCTTTTCGGGCATCTCTACCCGGCAAAACGCCTCATCGCCGATGGTGACGCGGTAGATGATTCTGTGTTTGGTGACCTCGGCGCAACCTCCGCCCGATGGGCCAACATTTACGGCGCTGCGGCTGACCTTTCCGGCGCTCTTACGGCATCGGGCAACATCACCGGGGCCATCATCAACGCCACTGGGTCGCCTGCCTACAGGGTTGGCGGAACAACGGTCATTGATTCGGCGAGGGCCGCGTCACTGACCAGTGCGACTGTCACTGCTGGATCTGCTGGATACATCAACCTGACGAACGTGGTTAACTCTACGCAAGGCGTCTACGGCTCGTGTATGGCGCTTTCCGCCACGGACACCGCCACCACCAATACCTACGTGGCTGGCCGCATCTGCGGGCGATACGACACGGCGTCCTTTACCGACGAACTCATCACGATCCAGACGGCAACCGGTGTTGGCGCATACGATACGGCCATCAGTATCAAAAATCAAGCCGTCACAGTTACTGGAGTGCTTGACGCTGCGACCTTCAACGCTACCGGCTCACCAGCTTATCGCGTGAGTGGAACAACGGTTATCAACGCCAGCCGAGAGGCCACGTTTGCGGGCCTCACCATCGCCACAGGCGCGGCGTCTGGCTACGTGTGGACCTCGGACGGTTCCGGCGTTGGCTCCTGGCAAGCGGCGGCTGGCGGGCTTCCCGTTGTGGACACCACCGGCATCGCCAAAGGCTCATCGGACGCGACAAAGATCGCGCGCCTGGAAGTGGACGGGCTGACTACCGGAACGACGCGCGTGCTGACCGTTCCGGATGCCGATTTCACCATCGCTGGCCTGAACAACACGCAGACATTCAGCTTCCCGCAAACAATCGCGATCGCCAGCGTGCAGAACCACTTGACCCTCTCGCAAACCAACAGCACCGCCACTTACGACCCGGCGTGTTTGGTCCTCGCGTCTACGGATACCGTCACCAGCACTATCTATGGAGCCGCGCGGGTGTGCTCTGGGTACGAGTCGGCAGCATTCACAGATGAAAAATTTGCTATCCAAACAGCAACCGGCTCCGGCACATATCAGGACGCGCTGACCATCAAGAATCAAGCGGTGACGATCCTCGGAAGCATCGCCGCCACTGGCTCGGCTACGTTTTCATTCGTCAACGGCGTTCTCGATGGAACCATGGTCCCGCTGTTCGCTGGCAACGGCTCCATTGGCTCCGCAACTTACAAGTACGGCGACTTTTTCGGCGTGCGCGGCAACTTCAACGCGGTAACCATTGGCGCGGCATCGGCTACCGTTCGACTGGGACAAAACCTCGATGTCAATTATAGCGGCGACTATGCAGGAATGGCGATCAACACATGGAGCGCAACGGACGGGCACGGCGGAGTTATCGATTTAAACAAGTCCGGCTCGGGCACAATTGGCACGCAAGCGGCTGTAGTGAGCGGCGAGACGCTGGGCTTTCTTAATTTCAGGGGCAGTGACGGGACGGCATTTCAAAGGGCCGCCCAAGTCATTGGCGAAGTAGATGGAACCGTGTCATCTGGCGTCGTCCCTGGCCGCATTTTGTTGCGCACCGCAAGCACTTCCGGCGTAATCACTGAGCGACTCCGCGTTGACTCAACCGGGCTTACAACCATCACGGGTAATCTCACGGTTACCGGAACCTGCACGGGGTGCGGAACGATCAGTTTCCCAATCTCCAGCTCTGTTACGTTCTCCACCGGATCGACCTATGACGTTGGCTCAACCAGTGCGCCTCCGTTGAACGTTTACGGAAACTACATCGAGCCATTGACGGAACTGGTTATGGGCAGCGGTACCGTGTTTCGCGGTTCGCTAATTCCGGCAACGAACAACACGGACGCCATCGGGAATACGAGCTTCAGGGTGTCCAACGTGGCCACGGTGAACGCCAATATCTCCGGCACGATCACGACGCCATCCGGCTCTGCTGGCATTACGTCCACAAAGACCGTCCGCGACTCTGCCGGTACCGGCACCTGCACGCTGATCTTCAGCGGTGGGATTCTGACCGGCGGCACCTGCTAATCTGATCCGCCACGCGCGGAAACAGTAACGGCGGCGTTATGCGCCGCCAGAAGTTGCCCTGGGTGACGGGGCAGAGGACGACGGCAACCACCCGCGCGGCGCGGATTACGACACGAAACGCCGATGCTAAACCGCCCTCACCACAATTTTATGCGTACCATACTCGCACTCCTGGCAATGGGCATTGCCGGGGCGGCCGAAGCGCCGAAACCCACGCCCGCCCCCCTGAAGACCGCAGAACGTATGGCGCTGACGGAGCTTTCCGCCAAAGTCGCCGAATTGAACAAGCAGATCGACGTGATCCTCACCGAGGCTTGCGCCGACCGCAGCATCCCCAAGGACCGCTGCCGGTTGCAACAGGACGGCACATTTCTGACGCTGCCGGAACCGCCGAAACCGGAGTCGAAAAAGTGATCTCCGCAAAGCTGATCCCGGCTATTCTGCTGGCTGTCGTGGCGCTGCGGGGCGAGTCGATCTGCGGCAAGGACGACCGCAACCCCACGCCGCACGTCGATCTCGTCCAAGTATCCTGCATCGACTTTGACCGGCTCCGCGCGCAGGCGCCGGACTTCCCGTGGCCGGTGGGCAGGGTGACGCAGGTCCTCGTCCACGTCCGCGAAGGCGACGCCGTGCGCGTGACGGTCGATGGCGTGCAAAAATTCGCCGATCTGATCCGGGATGCCTGGGGCCGGCTGATCGCGCTGGTGCAGTTTGACGGCGTGGAGTACAAGGCGGTGGCCGTCAAGGTCTATCGGGCGGTGGAGGAGTGAAACTCCGCACCGCTGCCGTAGTGGCCACCACCGACGACGGCGACAAGATCGGCGGGCCGTATTTTCTCCCGCTGGACACTCCCGCCAAACAAGAAATCAATGAACTAGCCCGCGAATACGGGCCGCTGGACATCAAGAAA